TAGACACAGACTGTTGCAATGCAGCGTTGTAGCCTTGGGTTGTGACAGTCTCTTTCTTCTTAGCGCGTTCAAGGCGACGAAACTCTTGGTCAAACTTGTTTACCGCCTTGATATTGTCGTCAAGAGAACGGTCAAGTTTGTTAAGTTGTTCGTTAACCTTATCTGCACCCTTAAAGTCAGCGCCAATTTGCAAAAGAATATCAGTCATAGGCCACCTTCAAATAAGTGCTGTCTAGTCTTTTTAGTGCGCCCACTTCCATAGGTGACAAAGTAGTGCCACTAAGGTCAAGATAGGCTTTAATCTCGGTGTAGGGGATAGGATTAGGGCCATTAGGACCAACCGTTCTACTACCAGTAATGTCAAAGAAAGAAACCCACACCTTACTCATCAGTTCTGGAAAATCAGGGCCAATAAGTTCGATGGGGGTTTTTCCTAGTTGTTTCTCTACCTGAAGGAGGTGTTCTCGTCTGGTAATGCCTTTATCGTCAGTCTTGTTCAGGCCAAACTCATGTTCAGCGTAACTACAAAGCTGTGCGATTAGGCTTTCATAAAATTTTCAAACGAGTCCACTGCCTCAAGGACTTGTGAGCGAATCCACGGGAAGTCTTCATAGATGTTCTTTGCCTCTTTAACAGGAGGTGTCTTACCACCAAGAACAATGTCCCAAGACTTCGTAATGGCTACAGCAAGGTCGATGGAGAATGTCTCAATGTCCTTACTCTTTAGTTTTAGGCTACCATCCTTTTCCTTGGCAGCACGTTCCATGCGAGCATCAGATTGGGAGTGGATAGCATCTTTGTACTGTCGTGTATGTGAGCCGTAGACTGTGATAGACATTTCAGTGCCATCGTCTTTGAGGATCGCCTCACCAGTTGTGGGGTGTTTGAGGATCACCTCGGTGGTGTCAGTCTTGGGCTTGAAACTCATTAGGTCGGTCATGTCGGTTTCCTTGGTTGGTCGGGTTAATATATAGTCGGGTTAAATTATAATGGGGGAGCACCGCCCGACCTCAGTAACTCCCCCGTCCCTTGCGGGATTACGCCGAGCGTGTCAGGGTTAGTGACGAGTTCTCGGTTGTGTCAAAGAGTGCAGAGAAGCTGATAGATGCCTGACGTGAAGTAGGAGAGTCTACACCAACCTCGAAGGAGTTGATCTTCAAGCGAGGGAATAGCCAAGTCATCTCATCATTGTTAGGCGCACCTGTCTTAACTTCCAGTGCAGTCTCAGTCTCATTCAGGAAGCGGTTAATCATTGCTGCATCCTCAAAGTAGACATTCATTGTGCCTTCAATCTCTGCACGACCAAACTCTAGTGAAGGTGTTTCGTCGGAACCTACCACGAAGGTTGGTGCCAGTGCGTTGTTCAAAGTAAAGTCTAGGTTTGTCACCACATTTAGGGTACCCAAAGAACCACCAGTGTCAGCGATACGAAGACCACCAGAGTAGCCATCAAAAGGTGGGTTAATCGAAGATGCAGTTGGTGCAGAGGCAGATACCGAAGTTGTAGCAATCGAACCACCCTTACCTACCAAGGTAAACGTAGTGTTAACCATCTGGTCCGGCGCAATCGAGACAGCCATAGAACCTACAGACATGCCAGTAAAGCGGCGGAACTGTGTAATGTCCAAGGACTGTTCTTCAATGGTGAAAAACTTAGGTGCAGTGCCAATCTTCAAGGTGTTAGTCGAGAAGGTGTTAAAGAATGCACTTTCAAGAAACGGGTCAAAGTCACCCTTACCAAGCTGTACAACAATATCACCACCTGCTTGGCGATTGCCATGACGGTCGTGACGAGGCATACGGTCTGGGATAATCTCTTGGCCCTGAACACGATCTTTTGTCAAGTTCAAAGAATGAGAGACATAAGGGATGCCAATTAGTGTGGGTGTAGCAGGTGTAGTACCAAAAGTGGACTCAACAACGTAGGCAAGACCTGTGCGAGCGCCCTGTGCGAAAGTAGCCATTAGTTTCTCCTATTAGGAATAAAGATACCATCCAACATTCAGGATAGTGGAAAAGTGGGTGTCTTGTAGGCTTTTATTACCTACCTCTGCATATTCAATGGTTAGGAATCTTCCTGTGGGAGTTTCGATGGACTTCCCTACCTCGAAGTGAGTTGCAATATTATCTACTATCTCTAGTGAATTTCCAGTGCCCCCAAACCTTGGTGTGAGTACTCTGATCTGAAACCAGCCTTGAAACCTCTGTTGTACATTTGGTCCACGGAGAGTACGCACACGGGTACGAATAGGTACGAAGCTGGTCTGTAGGTATGTCGTACCCTCATCAGTGACTACCCGTACATTCTCAGGGATAATCAAAGGCACATTAGCTAACTTAGCTAGATGATCTTCGAGGGTTGCTCGGATGTCATTATACTTCATCTAAAATAACTCCTGAGTGCTTCCTCAAAGGTCTTAGACGCCCTGTCAGCAATCAAGTCTCGTACAGCCCCAGCGTGGGGTGCTCTGTTATTCAGGTAGATACTCTTGGCATCATCAGGAATACTTGACAAGTCTTGCTCAATTAGAGAAGCAGCCTCTTCCATAGCTTGTGATGCAGTTGTCTTTGGTTTACCCTTAGAACTACGAGAACGACCACGGTTGGATTGTTGAGCAATGGACCATGAAGTAACAAAGGCACCAGTGTCTACTGGACTAGATAGAATGGCCGACATTGCACTATCTTCGGCAGCTTGCTTTAGACCCTTAGTGACATACTCTTCTAGGTCTTTGGTAAACTTTTTAATGCTACGAGAAATTGTGACGCCCATGTTATTCATCCAACAATAATTGGTTCATAAGCAGATCACCATTAGAGCGATAGTCTTGAACTCGGTTGATAGCCAATCTCTTGTTGGTCACTGGGTCTACAATAACGTCATTGGTGCTTACAGAGTATGGATTGCCATTTGTGTCATATGGAAGTAGCCAAACCCGACGATCACCTACAGGTGCAGAAGTAAACTCAATAGTGTCTGGACGACTGACCGAGATAAAACCCCTCACCGTAACTGTAGGTGTTGCTGTGGTTGATGTCTTGCCTGTCACTGGGTCGTAAGCAGAGCGAGTGGGTTTCTCGATTGTAAGGTTTATCCCATGTCGCTTTATTAAGCGTTCTGTGCTTTTGTTGTTAAAGTATAGCGACATGTTTTAACCTCTTGCTCTAGTTCTTAGTAAGTGTGGCGCGACTTGGAATGTAAGATGTTTGTGGGTTGTCAAACTGACCAACCTTGAACCGAGGTTGAACCCGTGTTGGGTCTTGTTCAACATTAGCCATATCAAAGCGATTGATGCCACCAGCCCAGACACCCAAAGTATTTCCAAACTTCTTAGCTTGTTTCTCTAAGTCTCGTTGTAGTTGGGAGTAGTGATTGATCTTGTCACTAAGCTGTTCCCGTAGGGTGCCTGAGATAGTCGTAGTGACCTCACGAGCAAACTTAGCAGCTATGACCCCACAAACCCAAGATGCAGCCGTGTAAGGGTTAATAGATTGTGACAAAGAAAAGATAATCTCCTCATCTTGAACAAGTGGATCATCTTCAATAGTGTCACCAATCAATAGTCTAACTACATTAAGACGACCACCATTGTCATCTGTTTGTAGGTTGTCTGGGTCATAACTCCACATTTCAAACCTCTAAGTCATAGCCCCCGTCAATCATGTCTTTGTAGTATCGGTTTTTCCAAGTGCGGATAATACCAATCTGCTGACCATGATTACGAGATTTTCTACATTTCATAGCCGCTCGTTGTGGTGCAGTGAGACCATCAATTTTAGCTACAACTTCGTTTATTCGTTCTACTTTGGCATGGAGGCTATCGAGGTCTAATTTCTCATATCCATCACCAATTGGGTTTTCTTCCTTAGCACGATTGAAATCATGTCGTAGGAAGTCTTGGGCATATAGACTGCGTACAATGTCTTCATCAATACACATCTCACGCCACTTAAATTCGGAGCCTACCTTCCAAGTCCTGTCCCGCCCATCAAACTCACGGTTGACGAATAGCGGTTCAAAGAGTTGGAAGGGGACTGTAAGGGTCGAGTTCATACAATCCCCCTTTCTATTAAACTACGATACCGTTGAAGAAACCACCAAGCTGAGTACCGACAGCTTTCATGTCGTATGCGTACTTGACTTGGATTTTCTCTTCGATACCTTTGATCTTCAAGAAGTCACCACGGAAGGATTCAACAGTCATACCGAAGTTAGCACCGTCGATAGCGTTCCATGCGTAGGTCAGACCAGCAGCAGGTGTCATCAGACCAACACTCGAAGGTGTATAGGCCAGCAGAGCGTTCTTACCACCGATGAAGCCCTTGACAGGTGCCAGACCTTCTTTACCAGTGTTCGAGACAGTTTCCATCGTCAGGAACTTCTCAACTTCAAAGATTTCTGCCAGCTTGGCGTCTGTGACCAGAGCAGTGTTGGAGACCGTAGCACCACCGTTCAGGCGGTTCAAAATCTTCGGGTGGTTAATCAGCTTGTCGCGGACTTCCTTACCGATGACCATCACGTTGGGTTTGTAGCCATAGGACTGCAACTGGATGCTGCGGCGCATGTTGGTTACGTCAAGGATGGGGTCGGAGTTGGTGTAGTTCGACCAGTGAGTGGCCTGTGTCGATCCGGGGCTTGTCCCAGAAATACCAGTGATTTCAGTGTCCCAAACACTATCTGTGAAGAATGTGTTGGCCCAGCGGCGTTCACGTTCCAGCATGATCTTGTTAGCCAGTGCCTGTGCAGTGACCGAACGAGTTTCAAGCTGAGTGTCTTCATTGGCCAGCATCTGCTCATCAAAGGATGCACCCAGACCATATACACGAGCAAAGTAGCTATCAAGAGATTGCGTCAGGCCAAACTCAGGAACTTCTGTGCGAGGTGCAATCTCGGTGACATCACCTTCACGGTGCATCTGGTCAGGATCGTACAGGTAGTACAGATCAGACTGTTTTGCTACGTTGACAACAGGGAACACTTCGCTATGGACCATGCGCTGTTCGCCCATCCAAGCCAGTGTCAGGTTAGTGAGCGGAGCGTCGAAGTGGACCGCACTAGGGGTATTATAAGCCATATTTTAATTCCTTTAGCTTAGATTATGCAGATGCTTCGTTGCCACCCAGATCGAGGTCGATCCGAATGAACTGGTTGATTACAGCGTCTTCACGGGCGTAACCAACGATTACATCTTCTGCAACAGCAGCTACAGCAACACCACCTGTGCCAACTGCAACAGCAGCACCAGCACCGATTGGGCCACCAGCTTTAACAGTGGGCGAGCCGAAGTAAACTACCGAAGCAGCTTGGGTGTCATCAGGGTCATTCCAGAGAACCCCTACAGCAGCATCACCAGCGGTGCCTGCGATAACATTAGCGCCATCACGCTTAACGAAATGAAATTGCTTTTCCGTCAGATCAGCACCAGCGATATAGGTACGATTGCGGAGTTCAGACCATACAGCCATAGTTATTCCCCTTTATAGGTAGCTTGGATTAGTGCCTTACCTTCTTTGGTTTTGGCAGCTTCTTGATACGCCTTGGCGTAAGAACAGTTTTTCTCTTTCTGAATATCCTTAACCATCTGGTCAAGTTTCTCTTCAGTTGAGAGCATATCGCCCTGATTGCCTTCTTTGCCGACTTCTTCAGTCATTTTAGCAAACAGGGTATCAGCAGCTTTTAGAGTTTCCAAGATGGCATCTTTATTGTCAAGACCATCTACGGCTTTCAGCAACAAACCTTTTTCAAGATCGGTGCCTTTCAGGTTAGGCAGTTCAGCTTTACCACGCTTTTCGAGACGGGTAACCTCAGCGGCTTTCTCCATCTCTTCGAGTTTCTTGAGGATTGGGCTGGGGATGGCCGACTTGGCAATCATTTCACCTTCAAACTCAATAGTCTCTTCTGGGGCTTTTTTCTCAATCGAGTCTTCACGAATTACAAACTCATTGTCGATAAGAGCCTTGCGGAGACGCTCGTTCTCTGCTTTGAGCATGTCAATTTGTCCTTGCATCTCTGCACTCTTATCGACTGTCTCAACTTCTTGGGTTTCTTCGGTCATTTCTTCCCCTTCGGGTTTACGCTTAAAGATGGAGACCTTTGCGAACGGGTCATCGGGTGCATCGACCAGCGACACCTCTTCAAGTTCAAGGTCTGTCAGTTTAATGGTCATGGTTCGACCCTCTCTCTTTTGGCACGTCCCCCAATGGAGAATGAAGCCAGCTTTCCACTCTTAACAAGTTCCCATACCTCGTCGGAGTGAATCTTTAATGCTACAATCCAACCTTCTCGATCAGTTTCGATACCGAGGGATTTAGCTATTTCATTGGTTAATGGCAGTGAATGAACTACAGAACCAACTGGGTTTCCTGTGTGCATTGCCTTGGCGATACGAACATTCAACATGAACTCTGTAGCAGCCTTGGTAAGGGTGTCTGGGTCAATGGTCTCGCCAGAGTGGTCTACAGAGAGTTCACCATTAACGGTTGAAACATAAGCGTAACCATACACGAGTCGTTGTTCATCGTCCCTCTTGAGGATTTTCCCCGTCAATTCCATCTTCTTCTTCCACTTGTTGTGTTCGCTGTAGTCTACGCTGTTCTTTTTGGGCTGTTGCTCGATTAGTCTCATACTTCTCAGAGTCAAAACTTAATTCAGCAGCTTCCATAATGTCTTGGATAGTCTCAACATGGTTAGCGATAGGAATATCAGCATTGTTAAGGTTACGGAGCAAGCTACTAATCTCGGAGACTTGGTGTGGGGCTACATCACCAGCTTTAAGTTTAGGCATTGTCTCATGAGGTAGGCCGTTAATCATCCATAGCGGTTCAATCAACTGCTTATTTAGGGTGTCTACGATCTCACCAATGTAGCTTTCCATAGTACGAAGCGCTACGTCCATTTTGGACTTTGAGAGAGCATAAGAACCACCACCCTCAGAGCCAAGCATCATAAACTCAGCAGCAATACTACGGGCAATAGAATGTTCATAGCGCTTGATGATAGGGTCGATGTCGATACTACGAGAGCCATTCGAGGTAATCAGTTCAATGTCCATCAACCTGTCACGAGTAGGTTTACCCTCTGCATCTACATAAAGATCGGATGGGAGTAGGATATAACCTTGCTCATTACGTTTAAGGTCTCTAAGAGCGGTCTCAAACTGTCTGCGAAGGGCTGCTTGTTCGTCTGTAGCTTCAACAGAGAGGTACTCAGCGGGCATACGACCTACAGGAACACCATGTAATTCACGTTCTACAGCGATAGCCTCGATACTCTTCATATTCTTGAGGTAGACATAATCCTCATAGGCATTACGAAGAATAGAGCGGCCAGAGGGATCATTGTTGAGGCTAGTAGTGCGATAATAGATTGATTTGTAGACAGGGATTTCTTCTGGTCTACGATTAAGTGCAAACTCTTGTTTAACCCCTGTCACATCACCATTGTATTGGTCGATGATAAACTTGTCAATGGTCCAAGGTGCTCTAATGGATAGTTTACGAATACCCATGCGACCATCTATGTATTTAGAGGTCTTGTGGGGGTTTCGGTCGTAACCATTGCGAGATTTATAGACTACTTCAAACCAAGCAAACCCATAAGAGAGGAAGGATAATGCCTCTGCCACATGGTCATCTAGGGAGTGTTCCATGTCGTCTAGGACTTGTTTAACAAACTCCATTTCACGCTTTGCTGCGTCACTATCATCAGCGGGGATGACCTTAATCTCTACATCTCGGAGTACTTGCTCAATCGTGTATAGAATAGCACCAATGATTGAGGAGTTGTCACGCATTTCACGGTAAGCCTTAATAGCTTTTTTACCACGAAGTTTATGTAGAAACTCATCCGCTCGAATATCACCTGTGTAGCCGTTTCTTGACGATACACCAATCTCTATTTTGGATTTGGGTTCT